CGGGTAGTGATTGATTGATAACATCCACCATTTCACCACACGATAGTTTACGCAACGAATCGAAATTGTGTTTGCGTAGATTGTACACGTTGGTGTACTGTACTTCCTGAGAAGCTGAGAAGCAACGGAACTCTGTATTTTTTCCGTCTTGAATTTTACGTTTGCCGTCTGGTTGAACGACGGCACGACTGAGACACTGAGACGCGAACGGGCAAGAATAGCCACTGAGAAGATCGAGGGAATAAACTTTTCGCTTGTTATCTAAAAACGGTTGTAGTTCATCAATTTGTTTTAGAGCTTCAATTTTAGCGTTTGCGTTTGAGAATTTTAACATGCTTATATCCTTGTGTTGTGTTGCTTACAATACCATTCTATTATATATTATCGGAAAGTCAAGGGGTCAAACTTGAATAATTCCGGTTATTTTTTGGCGACGGGAACAGGGAATCGAACCCTGCACACGCAGGCACTGGATCGGATTAGGTCTGAGCAACCCCGCAACTTTCTCGCCCAACGCGTCCGTTAGCCTTTACTCGTTGTCAATCCTGTCAGTGTCTCATCCTGCGAGACCAATTTCCCGCCATATTGTTTTCTTTCCTCTATTATAATATATATCGGCTATTTGTCAAGGGGAACTTCAATATTTTTATGGATTTTTTTATTTTATTTTTGCCGATTGACGTAAACCATTGATATCAAAGGACTTACGGCTTGGCGGCCCGGCCCTTTTTTGGGGTAAGTCAAGCCCTAATTTTGATTTTTTTCGTGTAAAGGGAAAGGGGCATTGCTGCCCCAATCCCCACACAACACGAAAGGTTGGCTCTGTTTAGAGTGAAGCCACACACTTTGCAATAGACAACGAGCGAATTTGCCCATTATCTTCCTGAACGGTGATGCCTCGACCGTTCGGCCCAGTAAAGCTCTTGAGCTTAACGCCCTCAACTTTTCGCAGGACATTTTTATTTCCACCTACAGGGTAGAGGAAAGAAACTTTGCGTTCGTTACGCTTGTGATAAAGTTCGTTCAACATTGATAAACCTTTCGACTTGAGAAAAAGAAAACTTCTTGACACCTTCGTTAGGTGTCTCTAACAATACATGGTCGTGTTTAATGGCCACAACTGTACCAGCGGGAAATTCTGTACCGATTCCCACAATCGGCTTTTGTGCGTTACTCATCTAGTTCATGCTCCTCAACAGGTTCTCGTTCCTTGCGAATCTCCGTTGCCTTCTCAAGCAACTTATCAGACAGTGCAAGAATTTGGTCGTCATTAATCTCGACCTTGACAGCGTTGTCATTCACATCAGTGAAAGAAATGTTATTCCAACCGAGGAAAACGTCATGAAACTGAGTTTCAACAATTTGCTTGACTTTCATAGTCAATCTCCTTAAAAAAGTGTTGTGCGGATGCAGTGGCTCTTAACCCTAACTCACTTGCTTGATATTCTTCGCCTCAAGACGGGCGGGTGAGTTCCAGTTCCGTGTCGTGTTATACTACCATTATACTATAGTTATCGGCATTTGTCAAGAGGTAACTTGAGAAATTTCCAGAATAATTTGAGAATCTTTTGCAAGTTCTGAATCCTTCTCGATATAGATAGAACCTGAGACTTCGCCGGTTGCCGTATATCGCACTTTGGTTTTGGTTTCTTTATCTTTGGTGAATTCAATAGTCATAACTATTTACCTTTCAATGTTAACAATCTTTTTGCCATGCACTACGTTGTGCTTGGCGTGTACGGATTCGCTTAGGCCGGTTGTCATGCACTTGGTGCGTGTTGGCCTGATGGCCGACTGACGGTTTCCCGACTTTAATCTTGAGCGTTATTGTTTTCTTCTTGCTTTTCATACTCTTATTATACTATATTTATCGGCGTTGTCAAGGGGTAAACTTTAATTTATTTTGGATTTTTTTTCGCTTGGTCTTGGTTTTCGCTGACTTCTGCCAATTAGCTTTATCCTTTAGGATAAGATAAGACATATCACGATGGCAGGCCTAACCATCTGCACCGTAGTCTGCTGCGTCCATATTTAAGCCCACAAGGGGCAGGATTTGACTTACGCCTCGATGCACCCCTAAATCGTCTTACCGAT